AAGCAGCATCTGATGCGGCTTGATTAGTAGCGATAGCGGTATTTAGCAGATATATGAGGCTATCGGTTTGTATCGTGCTTTCGGTATTGATTGAATTCAACCACGCACTCATTTCATCCAGTATCGGATTAGTGGCTGCATTCAGCGTATCAGTAACTTTGGCGGTATATCCACTTCCGTTTATTACTTCGGTACGAATCGCATTAGATGCGCCAATCAATAATCCAGATGGGTCGGTGATGCGCAAAACTGATTTATTTACATTGTCAACACCGCTTATTTGCTGTGCTGTTGCGCTAATAACCGTTCCACGCAATACGTCAACATCCAACGTACCGGCAATCTTCGCGGCGTTTATTTCGTTTTGCACCGACAGCAACGCCGCATAACTTTCCTGAAGATTCGCCACATTGGACATATTTCCCGCTGCTGTTTCAGCCAGTAGGTTAGTCATCGTCGAGCTTATCAATTCAAGCACGGTAAGTTGCGCATCAGCAACGGTAACTTGTATATCCGTAGCATCAGCCGTAGCCCCAAGCGCATTCTGCACCATCGCAAAGTCGCGTGCATAATCAACAGAACTTCTAGCTTGTAATTTTGAAGCATCCAAGAATGCTGTTGCCGAACCAGCAAGCCTACCTTGAGCAGTCACATCGCCAACGGCCGCAGCGTTCGTGCTTAGGAATTCCGCGCGTGACGCGCCATAGGTGCTGGTCAACGGAGATTGAGCACCAAGCCACAAGGAACGCATCAGATCGCGCACAGACGCGCCGAATGTGCGAAGTGAGGCCACGGCATCACTTGCCGCCTTGAAATCGGCTACAGCCTTGTCCTGAAGTGCCTTGATATTGTCCTTGACGGCCTGCGATGACTTATCCATCGCATCCACCCACGACTTGATTGCACCCTGATTGGCAAGTATCGCCGTCAGTTGCTCAGTGCTTGCTGTCTGTGCGAAAGCCCACCATGCTTCAGTGGTAGTCAGGAATTGCGCCATTGGTAAGCCTGCATTAGTCAGCGATTCGAGTGTTAGCGCGGTTTGAGTAGCTACTGGCGCGAATCCAGATATGAAGCTGGTCATTAACTGCGCGCTGTTCGCCACCCCGCCCAATGCTGTAGCAAGCGCATCCGCTGAATCAATCGTTGCGCGTGAAGTTGAGCCAAGCGCGTAAAACAACTTATTGAGTAGGATTACTTCATCCGACAGGCGCACCGCAGTATCGGCAAGGTTCTCACCCGCCTTTTGGAATTGCGACAAACGCGGAATCATGTGTGCGCCCATCGAATTCGCTATGTCAATAACAAGCGCATTTTGTTGTTCCTGCGTGGCGACTTGGCGATTGATTGCGAAGCTCCATGTATCGAGCGCAATCGTAGCCTCACCGGATACAGCAGCAAGTTTGGCGAACACAAACTCAGTACCAGCGATTACGTTCTGGAAGGCTTGTGCTTGTTCCGCACCGATACCTTGAACGTCAACGCCTGATTTGTTTGAACGGAACCAGCCGCCTTTTTGCGACCACGGTGTTTCATATTGACCAGCGAATCCTTGCCCAGAAAATTGACCGGCAAGAGTGGTAGTGCCTGATTGCTTTGGCCCCATGCCGAAGGCTGCATTAGCTATTCCGCCAATTACACCGCCAACAACAGCACCCAATGGCCCACCAACCGCCATACCTATGGCTGTTCCCATCATTGCAGCAGATTTTCCGTCAATACCGAATAGCTTTTTATCCCCTGCTATCATCGTACCCAATGATATTCCAGCAAGTCCAGCTCCAACATAAGAGCCAATCGTCCCGACTGTTGAGCCTAAAGAGCTAACCGATTGCGCGAACTCGCCAGTAGCAAGGCTTAATTCACCAGCGGTAGACAATCCTAATGACTGACCCAATCCAGATGTAGCGAAACTATTGAACATTCCAGACAATCCAGTAGTCGCGGTGGAACTATATGTAAACGCACCGGACAACCCATCATAGAATGATTTGCCAGCACTCAGCCAGCTTCCTCCGCCACCAGCATCCCCACCCATCATACTAGCCATCGCACTACCAGCACCACTAACTCCAGCACCAGCTACGCCAATATTGATAAGGAATTTTTGAACAGTCATCTTGTACAGCATATCCAACAAATATTTCTTTATCGCATCGCCTATTTCCTTGAATGTATTTTTACCTTTATCGAGGATATTGTTGAATGCTGTATGCGCGAAACCGTCAATCATCTTCCATTTATCTTCAGCGGCTTTTATTTCTGCTTTATTGGCTGCGTCTGTGGCTTCTGATATAGCAGTATGTCCACTCAATTCTCTGCGCTCTTTACGCAATTTTATGTTTTCACGCAAGGCCTCAGATTCAGCGGAACATACTAATGTTGCGTCAAGAACAGCCAGTGATTCTTCATCCATTTTGATTGCATGATTTTCACGCTCAACAGCAAGATTAGCAATTTCTTCTTTTGTCTTTCCTATTTCAGAATTATGAATACGCAAAGCATCATTGCTCTTGGCAAGCGAATCATTGTTGCTATCCATCTGTTTAACTTTTCTTTCATATTCAGCAATAATGTCTTTCTGAATCTGAATGTCAATTTTTTCTTGCTCAGTAAGTTCAATTTTGGATGCTTTTTGCTTACCCATCAATACATCCATTTTCACAGCATAATCTTGAGCTAATTCAATCTGCGATTTTTGTATTTCTTCATCTGTTTTACCACTTTGCATAAGTGCCGCTGATTGCTTCAAATAAATATCATTCTGCTTCTTTATCTCTTTTTCAAGTTGCTGCGTTTTAGTCATATTGAGATTATTCCATTCCTCGGAAGAATCTTTTAATATGCCAGTTATAACAACTTCATGTTCTTTTGTAAGCTGTTCAACCTGTAAATCGACTGCACGTTTCTTCTTTAATGCAGCATCAACATCAGCAGCACCACCCCAACTCATACTCATTCCTGTTGAACGTGCCTTATCATAAGATGCTTTTGTTTTTTCATATTCCGCAGTAGCAGTTTTCTGTTCTATCTTCGCAGCATCCAATGACATTGCAGATATTTTCTTTTTATATTCGTCAAGTTTCACATTAACATTATTGAAAATACGGTCAATGAATCCAGTCATATCGGCTAATTCATATAATCCCCATAAAGCAAGTCCAACAATTCCATATTTACCAAATGTGCCAGCTTTAGCCCATAATCCAGTCATTGCCGCACCAATTGTTGCATTGGAAGCTGTTGAAGCAACTCCAGCAGCAACAGCAGCATCTCTCATTAGTATCGTTTCTGCTGTCAATAATGAAGTTGCGGCAGTCAAAGATGTTATGGTTTTTACAGTTGCCCCAAATGCCAATATCCCTATTTGACTAGCAGCAATGGCAATGTTAAATAATTTCGTAGCTCCCCAAGCGATAGCCATTGCTTCGCCAATTTTCATTAGGATATTTATTGCTGGAAGTAACATTCCAAATGCTTTTACTAAAGTGACTATTGCTTCACCAGCAAGAGTCAATACAGCTATGTAATTTTCAACAATCGAAACAACTCGTGGATTTAATTCCATTGTTCCGGGCTTCATTATGAAATTAGATAAACTGATAACCGCATTTTTCAATCCATCGAATACTTTTTCACTAGCGAATAAAAGTTGCACTTTCATTAACAATGTATCCCATGCACCTGATAATGTTTTTGTGCTTTCTACTCCGGCAATTGAGAATCCAACTAATTTTTTCATCAATTCATCATATAAAATGCCAGCCTCACGCCACCGCTTAATATCGGAATCTTTTACACCTATTGATGTAGCCAATGTTGAAGATGCAGCCTGAATACCGCCAGCTACCAAGTCGCGTATTTCTTGAACTGCCTGACGTGAATCCAAACCAATTGTCTTTACAGCCAAAGTACCAATAGTTGCTATTTGTTGAATCTGTTTAATATCTAATCCAGCAGCAAGTCCGGGTGCAAGCGTAGCTCGCATAGTTTTTGCAAGTTCTGAAATAGATATGCCATATTTGAGTGCATCTTGTTGTAATTGTCTTGTGATTTTCCCAGATACTTCTAATGCTTGCGGAAGCTGAATAGCCTCGCCATTGATGCGTCCCATTGAGATAAGAATTGCAGCCATTCCTAGCTTCGTATCTTCCATAGAACGCATTAGTCCAACACCAAAGAACGCAGGAGCAGCCAACGCACTACCAAGTGCAATAACACCATACAAAGCACCCGTCATTTCAAATGTCAGCGATGCCATTGCTGCGGCTGTCTGGCGGATTGCGCCACGGTGACGGGAGTTGCCGTGGATAGCGAGATTTTGTGCTTTGGTAATATCATCGTGCATTCGGCTATATTCTTTACCAACAATAGTGCCAGCCGCATGATCCGCATGAAGTTGCTTCATCGCTGCGCCTAATGCCAATACTTTTTCTCTGCGAACTTCTAATGATTTAATTCCAGCACGTGCATATACATCTTCCTCTAATGCTATGCGTTTTGTTTCCGCCGCCGCTGCTCGTTGTGCTGAATTCTTTTCAGATATTGCTTGCTTATGTTCTGATAGAGATTGCTTACGTTGAGCTAGTGCTAGTTTCTCATTTGCAATTTCTGTAGCGGATAGTTTTTTTGATGCGTCAGCGAATGCTGTTAATTGAGCCGTAGCGGTTTTTAGGTCGGTTGTATCAACCTCAATCTTCAATGTCGCTAGGTCAAAATCGCTCATTTCGCGTCCTTCGCAGATTCCGTTATATATGCCGCATCTATTTCAACTATTGCATTAAGTTCCCATTGCTCAAGCCTTATTCCTAATAACGCACACCAATTCTGTATTTCAGTATAAGACAAAGGGTTTGCACCAAATCCGTTGCTTCCCCTTGCCCTATTCAACTGAATAAAATAATGCCAAATATGCGCGGCAGATTCAGGAATATCAGGTTCATTCGCCAATTCTTCTGGCATGATTCCATTTGACTGATATGCCACATTAAGATGGTCGCGTAATGAGCAACCATCTTTCTGCCGTGCATTTAACCGAAACTGGTAGGTGGCAAACTCTACCAGTTCCTTTGCTAGTTTTTTAGGAAAAGCTCAAGGTTGCCAATGCTTTCGTTGACCTGCTCATAAATAAATGGATAGGTCTTATAAACCTTAATCGCATTCTGTACCGTGAATGTCAGTTCTTCGCCATCCAGTTTAACGCCGCGCCAGCCTTTAGTGCATAGCACCAGCAACTCGATATTCTCGGCTTCAATAGCCTCTACAGTGCGAATTTCAGGGTCTTTACCGCGCTTCTGCGCCATTGCATCTTTGCGCAAACGGGTATTGGTTTTATCCCGCGTATAATCGCGGAATTCTTTGGAATCTTTGCCAATCAAAGTAATAAACATCCCAAGTGGGACGTTACTGACTGGATGATGGAGTTCAATTTCTGCACCTTTGTCGCAAGCGGACGTGGTGTCAAGAGTAGATAAATCGAATGACATGATATTGCTCCTTTTTACGTTTGTACTCGTCTTACAAAATCCCGCGCTGATATTGCTAGTTCAGCGCGGGGGTATTCAGTTACTTAAGTAATCGAACTGTCCTGAATAAGCATAATGCTGTCGAACGTATCAGTACCAGCACCGCCAGTAGTATCACGCAGCGCAACAAATGGCATGGTCATGGTCAGACCTTTTTCGCCATCATCTTTATCAGCACCATTGATTTTGCAGACAGGGAAGGTGAATGACATTACGTCAGCAGCAGCGGTATTTGCAGTGGTAAACGCGGCAATGATAGATACTTCCGTTTCAGCCAAGAAGTAATCGCGCATTGTTACGCTATCGAACAGAACGGACATATTGCCGCTTACGTCAATCATGCCGGGGAACACATCAGGATCAGCGTTTGAACCTAGAACACCGCCCGGAACCGAGTAGTTACCTGCAACACCGAAGTCCAGCGAAGTAATCGTCGCAACCTTTGTACCTTGAACGAATACAGCACCATTAGCAGCAGCTAGGATGTTTCCGGTAGGGGCAGCGGTAGGTGATGTAAATACGCTTGCCGTCCCAGTGGTCATGTTCAATCCCATAATCGGGAAGTCGATAGTCGCCATGCCGGATGCAGGCAGCTTCACGTTCATGCCGGTAATCGCGCAATCAATGAATTGCTCAGATTGCGTAATATCAGCGTAGTTACGTTCAATAGTCCAGTAATCACGCGCATGGCTGGATGTTGGAATGTAATTGTGCTTACCAACAGACAAGGCGGTTACGCTATCACCAGCAGCCTTCGCGCCAACAGCAACGCCATCCAGCATCGTTCCGGTCATTACGGTAGATGTGAGTGCAGTAATCAGGAAATTATGAGCGTTATTTGGAACACCAGTCGTTGACCAACCAGTCCAGCGAACGACCATGCCGATTTTGAAGCCGAGAGTCAGGAAGTTTGCGCCAGCAGTAGTGAACGTGCCATTTGCACCGCTAGTTACAGCAGCAGTAACGTCAATCAATGCACCGCTTGATACGCCAGCAGACCATGCGGTAGAACGCAATACGGAACTGATGAAATCGTTATACCCGCCAACAGACAGTTCGCCATTGATAGTGCCGTCAACAGATACAACGCCATGACGACCATCCGAACGCTGCATGGACGGGTCAATCTCGTTGGATTTGTAGAATGCTTTTTTCTTATTGAGTGTCGCGGTAGTGCGACGATAGAGTTGTGCGCTTGCGCCTGATGCGGCACTTCCAAGCCCAGATTGTTTTTTTGCCGCTAATTGAGTAAATACCCCAGATGCGATTGTCATGTCAAATGCTCCTATAGAAAGTTAAATTACACTTCCGAGGATGGCATATTGACCAGCGGGACGATGAACTGTGTGGCTTGAGGTCGCGTGCTCGGGTATTACGGTTTTGCTAGTCTTGCAATGTGCTGCAATTTCTTTTGTTAGTATGCGCTTACTATTAGTGCAATGCAAGTGCTACTTATCTTCTATTTCATGCAACTCATATTTCTTAATCACTTTTATTGCATCTTCGATTGTGTCTGATTCAACAAGATATTCACAAGTGATTTGCGCCAATTCTCCTGCATATACTCGCAATGTGAATCCTTGCAACGGCAAATCTTTGCTATCAATAGAATCATGCAATTTTATTCCAAATGCCCTTGTTAAATCTAACGCATCTTGGCTTTGTCCATGCAATATATTACTCATTTTTATTATCCTTTTCTTCGGCTTCAATCCATAAAATAATCGCTGCGGCAAAACCTTTTAGATAACGAACTACCGCTAATGCTAATGTCTTGGTATGTGGCTTCAAGCAAACACCTCCGCGTAATACCGACAGCGAACGGGCAATACCCAGAAAGCATCAAGTACCATTCCCTGTCCGATTTCCGGTGTCTTTTCGATTATCACAGTTACTCCGCCATTCGTGAAACTTGCCCCACGCTTAAATGTAGTACGGATTAGCTCAGCACGGGTAGCAGCGGTAACAGAACCGTTGTTGATAGGATAGTGAAGCTCGATAAATAGCAATCCGCGTTCCTGATAATGTCCATCGCCAAATGTTGAGTTATCTGGCATTGATGGTACAAGCGTTACGCGTTGGTAAGAAACTCCGGTAACTGGGATAAAATTTTGGTTTTCCCATGATGTCGGCAAAGTCGGTGTCATGGCGAACAGACCGACCTCAAGTGCCTGCCTCACATTGACCAATCCGCTCATGCCATATTCCTCGCCTGCATTACAGCCGTTCTAACGAACATTTTGGAATCATTCAATGCAAGTTGAACCATATGCGCGCCTGCACCTGCACCTCTTTCGTTCGGCGGTGTCAATTTCCATTTGCTAATATAAGGATGCGTACCTGTTTCCATAGCCCTCGCGTAAGGTGCGTTATTGTAAATAAAATGTCGTGCTGCCGTAGGTGCTGCTTTCACTTCCATGAATCTCGCCATTGAAGTTGAACCGCTTGCGTCAATCGTTGATGGAAAATCATTTCCTGCGCTTCCATGCGAATATGACCAACTGCCAACAAATTCACCCGGCTTGTAAGTAGAAGCTGGACGCATCTTTTGCCACATATCAGACCACAATTCCCACCGTCCTACAGGGCTTCTTTCAACAATAGCCTTGCCCACCATTATCACAGTTCCTTGCGTCACATGAGCAAGTCGCCGCTGATACTTGGCTACATGCTTGGCTATTTGTTCTGCGAAGGTCGGCATGATTTATCTTGATTCCGGGAATCCATCACTATCAAATTTACGAAGAATTTCAGCCGTTTCTCCGGTATTTTTCGCAATAGATAATTGTGCCTCGCGTAATTCTTCTCGAAATGCTTTAATTTCAGCAATAAGCACATCAAGTTGACTTGCATCAACCATGATTTTCAAGTTGGCAATATCAGTCATTTGATTTATTCTTCCATGACTTATCTTTTTGCTGTTTAGGCGCATCATCAGCTTCGGCAAGCACCACCACCTCGCCGCGCTTCGTAACAGTATCATCCTCGCCATTAGGCTGTTTGCATACGTTACCTTCTGCATCGCGCAATAGGCATACAGCCTCGCCAGTTTCGGGATTGGCACTGATGCAGTCTTGAATTTCAATGTTATTTACGGTTACTCGCATGTTACCTCCTTAGTAAGTGCTTACTTCATAAGGCAAAGTGTATTGCAGAAAGAATGTATTGTCAAACGGTAACTGTGTATGCTACAATGCTTATCCATTAACGTGAATAAATGACAAAAAATGAAACTCACAAAAGGCGTTGCATTGGTATTAACGGGTAAAGAAGGTTGCGGTAAGTCTAGCGTTGCGCGTAGGATTGCCGCAGAAAATGGCTCATTCATTGAAGCTGGAATGGCTAAGCTGAAAGATTTTGGGCTTGGAAAGGTTCTTAGTCAATTACCAAATACTGTAATAGTTGAATCCTTCACACAACCGACGAATGATGAATTGGATAAAATCAAAGCATGGATTGCGAATGATTCGATTGTAATTGACTTGAAAGGTAAGAAACAAAAAACTGTGCCATTGCCAAACTTTATCTTTTGCGCCAATCATTCAGCAAAATTTAACTTCGGCAAGAATAATAGGCGATTCAAAGTTGTTAACTTGGATTTTGAAATACAAAAATCACCAAGCGAATTTCAGGAATGGGTGGATAAGAAGATTGCTGCTATCGGATAATTACTAACGTATGTGTTCTATGGATAAGATTGGTGACAGATACGGGAGGCTAACAATTCTATCTTTTACGGCATCCGGCGGGAAAAAGAGATGTTTGTTTAAGTGTGATTGTGGCGAGCAAATAACGATGCGACTAGACAGCGCAAAAAGTAAAGACTACCCATCGTGCGGATGTTGGGGAAAAGAAATACGAAAAGAGAAAACCTCAGATAGATTTGATTTTATGCCTTATGTTGGGTATAAGTTTGGACGCTTACTTGTGACTGGTATTGACTCCTGTATTAGTAGGAAGAAAAGCATTTCAAGATTAGTATGTCTTTGTGATTGCGGTGCGCAAGTTGTTGTTAGGGGAGACCAGCTAAAATCTGGTGTTACAAAATCTTGCGGCTGTATCCAAAAAGAATGGGCGACATCCTCACGGTTGAAGGAGATCAACACAACTCACGCCAACACTACCATCGGGACGATTGGGAAAGGTCAAACATCAATATACGCATCATGGCTAAAGATTAAAGACCTTTGCCTTAAAGACAGAGGGTTTTCTTATGAGAAGGTGTGCCATGAATATGACCCAAGGTGGGATGACTTTGAAGAATTTTTGAGCGATTTTGGACAAATACGGAACGATCAAACAATTAGCAGACATGACAATAAAATGCCATGGTATAAAGAAAACTGTTTTATCAATATCGGTAAACGTGTGTTACAACTAACGTCGGATAGTGCAATCAAATAAAATACAAGTGCCAGCCGGATTTATATCCTTGATATTCTTAATCTGCCAAGTAACTCCGCCAACTATCACTTGGTCGTTCAGGCTAGGCGCGATTCCATTAGCATCGAGATATAATCGTTTATCGCCAGCCTGAACAAGCGTATTGTTAATCATATCGTTGCCATATACAACAAGATTGTAATCGAATACAACACCTTTGCGCGTAGTATCGGTTACAGTCGTTGTGGCGGTTCCTGTTGAAGGATTATAGGCTCCAACGATGGTTGACCGAAGAGTAATATCCTGCCCGTGCTTTGTTAGCAGTTTTAACGCCTTATCCGCTAACTTTGCGTAGTCCATTATTTCACTAACTGTACGCTAACACCACTACTATTCAAGTACGGTGATAGCATTGCATCAACGGAAGAATATCGTGTTGCTTGTGAGCTATATTGGTCGTACTCAACAGTTATTGGCCCGATAATTTCTTTCTTAACATTCTGTGTGGCATCTGGCATCAACGAAGTTTCAGTAATTGATTTAAGCGCATATTCAGCGCAAGCGTTCTTAACTTCTACCGGAACGATAATGTCAGATACCAGATAAGGATATGCGCCTACTGCACCGTGGACGAACGGCTCAAGATATACGAAACTGCGCGGCCAGCACAATGATTGAGTTGCCGTTTTTCTATAGCCTTTCCAGCGTTGGCGATATGCTTGAAGCATATATGCCGTAGCGCGTCTCACATAAGTTTCGCGGGTAGCATCATTCGTAATCGCAGCCCAAGCCGTATTCCCGTTCTTATCGTGGTAGTCAGCGATATAAACCAATGTCGCATAAGCATCTGCATTAGCTACTTCAGTTCCATCTTCAACGATAAGCGTACTTGGAACTGCTACAGTCGCAGCACTATTGGCAATGGTACTGCCATCCACGTTAGTCGCTGTTACACGCCCTACAATCGTATATCCTATGTCAGCCCTAGTGATGGTATAGGTTGAAGTAGTCGCGCCCGTTATAGGCGTTCCTGCGCGCAACCAAGCGTATGCGTAAGAATCAGGAACAACGTCCCATGTTCCGTTTGACAGCGTAAGTACCTCAGCGAACTCAACTGTGCCTGTTATTACCGGAACCGTGATATTGACTGGAGCGGCCATTTTTTATCCTTACTTCTTGACTGGATAGAACTTCAACTGAATCTTCTTTACCGGAAAAGGCTCACCAGATTTTTTCAGATTCTTGATAAATGCCACTTCACGGTAATTAGGCTTACCGAAAGTAACAATCATCGTTTCTCCACGATTATTTGCTTTCGGCTTATTATGCCATGTTGCCTTGACAACCAATTTATCGCTCAAATACTTAATCGCAGATTTCGCATCTTTAGTGGCAATCAAAGTAGCCGATACAGTCGCAATCCATTTGGTATCAATTTCAGCTTTCATCATTTAACTCCAAGATTGGCAAATGCCGATGCCGCTGTAAATAGTGTTTTACGACCAGCTAAGTGATGATACTTCACTTTATTGGAATCCAGATAAGCCTTGAGTTCATCATCAGACATCGCGTTAAAATACTCATTACTTCGCGTATCTGGAATGTCAACTTCAATGATTGTTTTGGCTACTAGCTCAGGTTCAACAATCGGTTCTTCAATTACAACTTCCGGTTCTGGCTGTAATCGGATTACAGTTTCAGGTTGTTTCTCGGGCGGCTGATAGGTATATCCGCAATATTCTACGCATTCACGCGCATCAACAGCATCTTTTTCTTTCGGCGTTCCATCAGGTGCATAAACTAGCATTTTAACTCCCAAGTAAAAAGGGCGGCTATTATACCGCCCCAGTTTATCACGCTACTTTTTCCAAACACACAGCGAAATTGATTGACCCTGTTGCGCTATGGTCAGTTGTTCCGCCGCTATATTGGAAGCGAATTGCAGCAGCAGATGCCGATGCAGTATCCGATGTTCCGGTTAAAAATGGTACTTTTACATCGCCTAACCGCAACGAAGCCGCTGGTGCAGTTTCAATATCAGCATTGGCAATCGTCGTCCAAGTAGTAGTTCCATCGGTAAGCGAAATAAGTCTATCGCCGCCAGCAGCGTAATTAGTACCGCCACCTACCAAAATAACATCACGAACTTTGTATTGATCGCCAGCAACGCCAGCAATTACTTCTACGTTACCTGCTGCATCCAACAATGCGGCGGTTACAGTTACATCCACCCATTTGATAGGTGAAATAGCTACCCCATCAGATTTCATGCCAGCAGGGTCAATACTCAACGTGTCCACGTTCTTGCTTGCACCGAGCACCAAAGTCTTGCTTGCTACCGCAGTACCAGCCAGTGAAGTATCATTGAAGTTCAACTCAGCAGCCGAAGCCGTCAAGCCGCTAATTGTGTCAGCAGCAGCAGCGGTATTCCACAAAGTAGCAGAACGCCCGATGAATGTAGCAATCTGCCCGGGATTTAACTGGAATGCTACAGTAGAACCAAGTGCGTTAATTTGCGACCCTGTTATAGCGTACACATTCAAGAAATTTCCTGCCGTAGTAACTGAATTCACTACCGTTACAGTTTCATTGGCAGCAGCAATCGGAAGAATTACTCCAACCGTACCATTGGCACCAGTAACATAATTCAATTCGGCAGTAAGTGCTGTTCCATCAGTTACATCAGTACCAGCACCAGCAGGGGTGGCACTGGAACGATATAACTTACCAGCAGCGTCATATACGGCAGATTTACTTGCAACTACAGTGCCAGCAAGCGCACCATTCAAAAACTCAGTTTCAACAGCTTGCAGGCCAACTTCATCAACAACCTGCGCCACAGTCTTTTTGACAGTATGCTGGATATTGTCATTTACTGCGACTGCTACTTCAATAGTATTAGCCATAATGCCTCCTTGAGAAATTGGGCGAACCGAAGCCCGCCCAATTATTTACTTTAGTCTTTCGCAATAAATGCCGCGAAATTTATTCCGGTTGCAATAGCACCAGCTACTTCAGTATAAATACGGACATAACGGTAAGTCGTGCCATTCTGTTCATTGCGGAACGGAACAACAAAGCGACCTGTGCCAGTGTCAGCATCAGCAGGTGCAGTTGCATTGCCCATCTCGATTTCTGCCAAAGAGACGGAACCCGAAGTCATTGCTGCCACGTTGGAACCTTCCAAGCAGATG